ACAGGAGCCAAAGCTTTTACAAAATCCAAACCTATATCTAAATCAGTAAAATCTGTTTTATCTCTTTCATCGGAAGCATCAGACCACGCCACTTGTATGTGCGCTTCTGAAATATTTTCATCACCTAAAACAATCTCATTGCTTTCATTATTAATGTTACCGCCGGGGCTTCCAGTAACCCCCGCATCATGACCCAATAATAAATTATTAGTACCAGAGGTTAGATTTTGACCAGCACTCACACCAACACAGGTGTTATCATCGCCCGTACCAACACCAACACCTCCCGCATTGTACCCAACGGCGGTGTTGTGATCACAGGTAGTAGAGTTATCCCCAGCGCCAAAGCCAATAAAAACATTTCCTATACCGCTGGTAATTTCTGCCCCTGCTTTATAACCAACAGCAGTGTTACTGTTATCTGTATCTGATGCTTGAGTTGTTTTTCCCAATGAACTATAGCCAACGGCTGTATTTTTGTTACCAGCCACATTCGCGTCTAAGGCTGCTGACCCCACCGCTGTGTTGTAATCTCCTATAGTGTTTAAATCCAAACACCCCGCACCTACTGATGTATTACTTGTACCTGTAGTATTGGCGTTTAGTGCGTTATAACCCACCGCCGTATTTGAATTGACGGTTGTGTTAGCAGCTAAAGCAGACGCACCAACCGCTGTGTTAGATGCGCCTGTAGTGTTAACGTATAATGAATTTCTTCCTATCGACGTGTTGTTATCGGCTGTAGTGTTTTTGGGCAAAGCATAGTGGCCCACCGCAACATTGTTGTCGCCAGTGGTATTGTCATCCATTGCTTCAAAGCCAACGGCTGTGTTTCTTAAACCACCATTATTAACGCCTAACGCGCCCTCTCCTACCGCAGTAAGCTCGTCACCTTCATCTTCTAATTGTAACGCGCCTCGCCCTATTGCAACATTTTCATTCCCCGTCGTAAGACTGCCTCCAGCATTAACACCCATTATGGTATTACCTACTCCAGTAGTCATTGCATCTCCAGCATTAACACCCACTGCTGTATTAGAGGCTCCTCCATCTAAAGTCTTAAGGGCATCATGTCCAACAGCAGTATTGTTGTCCCCGTCAGTGTTTGCTGCAAGCGCATTAGATCCAATAGCGGTATTGGTATCTCCTGTCGTATTAGCACTAGCAGCAGCATATCCCACGGCAGTATTTGCGCTTCCCGTGGTATTCGCGTCCAAAGCGAGGGAACCTACCGCAACACCAGATGAAGCTGTAGTATTAGCCGCCATCGAGTTGTACCCAACGGCAGCGTTGTTGCTCCCGGTGGTATTTGCTGCTCCTGAAAAGGTTCCAATAAAAGTATTTGAAGTACCTGTAGTATTTAACTTACCCGAATTAACTCCTACACCTACGTTGAAAGCATCTGTAGCAGTTGTGAAGTTTTGTGTTAAAAAGGATTGATAACCAATAGCAGTAGTGTTTATTCCTAAAGTATCAGCACTTAGCGCAGTATAACCAACGGCTGTATTGTTATTACTAGCTGTCAACGCATCGCCTGCACGACCACCGACAAGAGTATTAAATTTTCCCGTGGTAAGGCTGTTACCAGCAGTAGCACCTACAGCTACGTTGTAAGTATCTGTTGCTGTAGTGAAGTTTTGTGTTGCTAAAGCACCATTACCAATAGCAACGCTATAAGATCCTAAAGTGTCAGATCCTAAAGCATTGTAGCCCAACGCAATATTTCTTGTCCCTTCGGTAAGAGCATCACCAGTAAGACCACCCATAAGGACGTTGCGAATGCCAGTGGTGACTTGGTTCCCAGCCATAGCACCTACACCTACGTTGTAAGTATCTGTTGATGTAGTAAAATTCTGATTCTCAAGAGCTTGGTCACCTATAGCAACTGTCTTATCGCCTAAAGTATCGGTAGTTAAGGCTCTATATCCTAAAACTGTATTCTGATTTCCTCCTGTTAAAGCATCGCCAGATAAGCCGCCAACAAGAGTGTTTTGAATTCCAACGGTAATTGATGCGCCAGAATTATACCCAACCCCGATATTGAACATATCAACATTGGTTGCAGGGTTTTGGGCGTTTAAAGCGTAATAGCCTACAGCTACAGATCTGTCACCTATTGTGTTTGACTGTAAGGTATAAGAACCTAACGCAGTATTGGTATTGCCCGTAGTATTAGATGATAACGCTTTTGACCCTAGTGCTACTTGATGATTACCTGTAGTGTTGGCTGTTAAAGCGTCATGACCTACGCCAGTGTTGTCATTTGCCTCTGTATTGGCATCTAAAGCTGCTTGTCCAACAGCCACGTTGTATGTGCCTGTAGTGTTAGCGGCCAATGCGTTTTGACCAACCGCAACATTTTCTGACGCTGTAGTATTAGCTGTTAACGCATTTCTTCCTAATGCTGTGTTGTTTGAGCCTGTGCTATTTGCGTCTAAGGCAAAAGCTCCCAACGCAGTGTTTCCAGCTCCAGTACTGTTTACAAGTAGCGCACTAGAACCTATTGCCGTGTTGTTATCTGCCGTAGTTGTGGCTGAACCCGCAGTGTCTCCAACAAAAGTGTTGTCAGAACCACTTGTTAGGGCATCCCCTGCGTTCGCACCTATTGCAATATTATCTATTCCTGTAGTTATCGATGAACCCATCGCATTGCTACCAAGCCCTAGATTGCTTGTACCGCCCAATACGTCTAGGACATCTGTAACCGCTGCACCTGCGCCAGCACCATCCGTAGCGATCATTCTAATGCCGCCATTTGGTATGACCACATTTGCACCAGTGCCTTGAGAAATTGTTACTGTGTCGCCAGCAGAGTTTTGAACTACCCATACGTTACTGATGGTGTTGGGAGCAAATGTTACGGTGCAGGCTTGAGATAAGGAACCTGTAAGTGTTAGTGCCATAGAGCGGAAAGCGTCCGAAGCCCCGTCAGCCATCGTTATGGTGGCGGTAGAGGCATCAGATAAAGCTTCCGATCCCGTCCCAAATTTTTCTGCGATCATTTCTAGGTTCAAATTTGTGGTCGTACCCCACGTTCCTGAACCATCTCCAGTCGCCATTTCATTTAGGCGAAGATCGTTTACATATGTACTAGCCATTTATCTTCTCCGGCTTTTAGTTTTAGATTTCTTCATCGAAGCAACATGTTTTTTAAGCGTTTCAGCTTGTTTCTTGTGCGTCTTAGAAGCTTTTTCTAAACCCTTAATAACTTTTTTAACCTTGCGTACCACTAGGCTACCTCTTTCCAATCGGGTGTTTGACTGTCATCAATAGTTGACCAATTCGGCGTCTGACTGTCATCAATAGTTGACCAATTCGGCGTCTGACTGTCATCAACAGCTGACCAATTCGGCGTCTGGCTGTCATCAATAGTTGACCAATTCGGCGTCTGGCTGTCATCAATAAGACCCCATATATTCGGCGCACCAACTCCACCTGTCGCGCTAACGCCTGTTGGAACGACATTCGCATCTCCATCAAACGTAACTGATCCCAACGCTCCCGTAAGCGCATCCATTGTGACCGAAACTGTGTTACTTGTGACGACACTGATGCTTCCAAGCCCTGTTGTTCCGGCAACTCCTGTGACACTGACGGTTGCTGTGCCCGTAACCGTAACTGATCCCAACGCTCCCGTGCCTGCGACACCCGTAACCGAAGTGCTTGCATCAGCCGAGACTGAAACTGAACCAAGCGTTCCGGTTCCTGCGACACCCGTGGGGCTAACGTTTGCTGCGCCCGTGACAGTAACCGAACCAAGAGTACCAGTGCCTGATACGCCAGATACACTAACACCCGCATCAGCGGATACAGATACCGATCCAAGGGTGCCTGTTCCCGCCACACCCGTGACAGAGACGTTCGCATCACCCGAAACCGAAACTGTACCGAGTGTACCTGTTGCGTCAGGGACCGCTTCACCATTACCCCACGTTCCTTCACCCCATCCATGAGAGGAAGAATTCCATCCATCAAAGGCAACTTTGACATCAGCCACACGTTATATCCTATGCAATCCTAATGATCGCGTTACTGGCATCTGCTGCTGGGAACTGGATAGTAAAGTCACCGCTTGTTGATGTCTTATCTGCTCCAAAATCCAGTATCGCTACTGCCCGGTTAGCTGACCCTGCTGTAGTTGAAGAATTATAAATCAAGGCCCCTCTCGCAGTAATTGAGCTACTAGACCACGTAGTATCAGCAAAGTCAGTCAAAGCCGTAGTACCGGATGTAGTCGGATCTACGTTAGTTAGCGTATTGCCGCCAGCTGTATACCCCGTACCAGATACTTCGTTAGTTGTTGCATAAGCCGTGGTAGAAGCTGACATCGTGGCACTACTGGTAAACAAAGCAATCTTGAACGTATTGCCTGTGCCTGTAGTGGTAGTCGTTCCTCCACCAGAACCGTTATGGAAGTTATGAATCCCTTGTAAAAGTTCTGATTTAAACGAGGTTGCCATAGCTGTGGTGATAGCCATTATAGTCTCCTTAAAATATCAGCAACATCTGAATGACCCTGCTGAATAAATTCGTTAATAAGCGTTGTTCTATCGCTTTTAACTGCCTGTTTAATAATACCTAAAACTACATGGTAAATGCGACTTCTAAAAGCTTCTGCCTGTTGCTTAACAATAGGGTCTACAGAGTCTGACACACTTACTATTTGTTCTACCGCCCGTTCAGCCAATTCTTCAGGAGACAACCCTCTGCGTTGTGTTGTTTTCACAACAACATCTCCTATATTTGATTCAACAGCCATTTTAAACATGGTTAAGCCATCCTCGGTACATCGTGTCTATATTCATCTTCAACACCATAACCGTCTCCTACACGATTTAAATTAATCAAAGCTTCTTTAAATCGTTGCTCATACGCAGCGGATTCTTCTGGTATTTTTAAAAAGTTTGAAGCTTCTACCAAACACCCGTACAAAAGCGCATCTGGCGCGTTTGTAGATAGCCAAGTAGTTCCGCTGTCAGCTCCTGCAGTCAACGAAGCAGGGCGGTATTTATAATGAAGCTCAAAGGTATAGCCACTAGCCGGGGTAGGAGCTAACAAAAAAGTAGAATCGTCAAACAAAGCATAATATTTAGGAACGCCGCTTGTTGCAGAAGCCGGGGTATACGACCGAATAAAAGAAACATGCTTTAATAAAAGGTATTCGTAATTGCTGCTAGATATGACAGCCAAGCTATAAGGTGCAAGAAAATCACTAGGACTAGAAAGATACGGGCTATCCGTCGTCGCGGTTCCTGTGACATTTTTACGAAATAACGGCATATTGACGTTTTTTAATATCCGTTCCTCCGCTTCTTTTATAAAAAGGGCTAAGTTATTGTCAAACGTAGTTTCTGTCGTTTCACAATAGTCTTGTATAGCTGTTTTAAGTGTCGCGTAAGTAAAACTCATGTAGTCACCACTGTTACCACCCCTACTTGACCAACGTTTATTAAAGGAACAAAGGGGTTAATTTCAGGAGTAGGTACTCCAACAGAAACAACCAAAGGTTCATTACGGTCTGGTCGGGGGTTTAAAATAGCTTGAGGATCATCCACTTTAGGGTATGGATACAGTTGCGGTTGTTTAGGCTCCCACTCGTCCCAACCAACTAAAGCTCCGGTCCATTCTTTTTTCATGCGTTCTCGCTTATAGCGAAAACCAGATCGATCAGAAATTCCGTATGCGTTTTTTGCTGAAGCAAATCTTGCCATCTTTAGACCCTGTAATAATCATAAGTTGGAGAAATTTGAGTAGATGCACGGTCTCGATCTTCTTCAATAGCTCTTTGCATCTCTTCTTCGTATATTGATTTTAAAATTTGAATCATTGCTGGATTACGTTTCATAGCAAGGTAATACGCTAAACCAGCGGTCAAACAAGGATAAAACCTAAAAGGCACTTCCATTGTGTCTGTGTAACCGTCTGCATCATCCATCCGAACCAATCGGTCAAACTTAACTACATCTGAGCTACTATCAGGAACAGGCCACAACTTTAATTCTGGGGTAATTTGACGATCTAAAAAGAATTGATTAGCACGGCTACTTTGCGTTTTATTTGGAATAGCTAAGTAATCACCACGGCTTATTCTAGTGATTTGAAAATCAGTGCCATCTCTTGTAACAACTGCAGATAATATATCAATAGTGGCTTGCACATTCGTAAGGTCTACAGCAGCAGATAAAGTAGTGCTGGCTCCGCTTGTCCCACCAGTAATAGTTTCTCCGTTACTAAACGTGCCTGAAGGCAAAGTAATAGCAAAAGAACTGCTAGAAGGCTTGCTTGTAATACTTGCCGTAGCTCCGCTTGTGCCGCCCGTAATAGTTTCTGCTACCGAAAAACTTCCAGAGGCTCCTACGGACATGGTAAGAGTCCCCCCGGGATAATTAGCTATGCCATCCGCTAACGTGATAGAGGTCTGCTCTATAGTCCACTGATTAAGACCTCTGTTAGCCCAATCAGCTAAAAGAATGTTTAAAGAACGACGGGCTGTTTTTAAATCGTAACCCGTGCGAAGTTCCAAGCCACAACGCTCAAACGCTTCCTCTATGTACTCAGCTACATCAAGCTCAAAATTTACTGAACCAGAAAGAGCCATTATTCTTCGTACAAGTTATTGAAAGTTATAGACGGATCTAAATAACTTTCATGGCCTTCAGCGGAATGTTTCCACTGAGACGGTTTAAAATCAGGCACACCTTCTCCCGTAACCCACAAAGCTGGGCTGGTTGCTCTTACACGATTATTGGGTAACGCCACTATGTTTCCCTTCCATTTACCTTCTTCTGTTATACATAATACATGTGATTGTTTATGTTGAGCAGAATCATCCGCGATATCTGATTCTGTATAATCTACAGTAAACAAGTACTTAGAAGTAAAAAACTTTCCGTCAATTTTAGCAAGCCACGGAGAAGAACTTACCCTATCCATAACCACAACAGAATGATGATGAGACTCACAGTCCCAAGGCTGGGATAAATGATCAGCCATAGGTTCTGGATAATCTTCCATAGGCATGTCACAAACTAAGCCTTGTATTGGCATTCTTGCCCACATAGCTCCTCCGTGAATGTTACCTTCATCATTATCGTCACAATCTGCTTCGCAACCCGTAAAAACAACCTGAAAGCTTAAAGACCGGTCAGGTACGGTGTTTACCGCTATTGCCAAACAATGTAAAAATTCTCCATGATACTTTTCATGGTTATGCGTAAATTCCCTTCGCACCCAGCATTTAAAATGCGGAATGTTGCTGATTAAATACGCCACTACATACCAATATCTTTCTTCTTAGACATTTTCATTACAGAACCGCCTTTAGACTTTTTCATCACAGAACCGCCTTTAGACTTTTTCATCACAGAACCGCCTTTAGACTTCTTTTTTTTAGCCCCTGCGTTTCCTATGTTTACTCTTGAACCCGGCATAAATACCTCACGTATATGTTGTTACTTTACGACGCTCGTTTAACACTGCGCCGCACCCTTTTGCAATCTCCTGCCGTACACCGCCGCCACGAGACATGTTTCTTACTGTTGCTTTTTTAGTATTTTTAACAACAGTTTTACCTTTTTTACCTTCTCGTTTTTTCTTTTTAGCAGTAGCTGCGCGTTCTGATTTACTCAACGAACGGGCTTTAGCTAACGGCAAACAACGATCTGGATTTTTCTTGTCTTTAGACGTTCCGCATTCTCCAACAATGTTACCGCTGCTATCAATACGGACCCATTTTTGATCACGCCATTTTTTTAACGCACCCATTAGGCTTTTTTCCTTTTGGATTTTTTTGCGTAATTAGGATCTTTACAGTATTTAGAAGCTGCCATATTTGCGTAAGCAGACGGGTAGGTATCAAAAGTGCGCTTTGCCCAAGCCTTTCCAGCAGCACAAATTTTGCTGCCTTTGCTTTTTTTTGAAACCCCTCCGCCTTTACGATAATAAGTCAAGCCTCTTGGCATAGACGCTCTGTTCATTTACCACGCCTCGCAAGACCAATAACGGGCACTAAACTTATCCTTGGCTGTATCGCAATTATGTCGCGCTCTAAAGCTTTTTCGTCGCGCCGGTTGGTTCTTTTTAATAGTCATGTCGGGATCGCCAAAACGAACCATTTTAACTTGGTCGCCTTTTTTGGCTAATACAACAGACTTTTTAGAACCACCTTTTGAACGTTTTGGCTGGTTATACCCAGAAAAAGTTTCGCCACGGTACTCTAAACGACCTGAAGGTAATCTTTTTACGTTTTTTACAGTAGCCACGTGCTTTTACGCATGAAATGCAGTCATGGTGGTAAACGTAGACTGCGTATACTGTATGTAAGCACCTGCCGTAAACAAGACGCCTTCCTCTGGAATAGCTACGTCTCTAGTTACAGTTGCACTAGCTACCGTACCAATTTTCATCGTACTTGTTCCCGTAGGAGAAGTAATCAAAAAATCAATGGTCCCCGCCGTAGCGGAGTTAACGATGTACGCACCTTTAAGCCTTGTTCTTCCCGCAAATATAACGTCTGCAGCAGAGTTGTTAATCCCTGCTGAAACATCACCCGCTGGATCGCCCACGGCTGCAATAGCTGTAACGGTTTTAAAATACTTTGATCCCGTTGCAGTTCCCGCGTTTGCACCAGTAATTGACTCTGTTTGGGAATCCCCATTTACATCAGTTCCTGTGACTGTAAAAGAAATCCCAGAATCATCACCAGCAGACAAAATAGTAACTATTCGTCCTGAACTAAACGTGCAACTGCCACTATCAGCAAGCGCACCGCCAATCGTTAAATTAGCGTTGTTACCCACAGCAGCAGCAGTTGAAATCCCATCGGCATCTAAGGCTTGCGTGTCAGCCGTAATAAAAACAGCTTTAACATCTGATCCTGCCATAAACTACTCCTTGATTTCACCTCGAAGGACCATAGCTTTGTACTCTGCGCTTCCCACAGGGGGCAAAGTAGACGCCTTTTTAGCCGCAGGTTTTTTAGCAGGGGCCTTCTTTTCAGTAGATTTTTTAGTAGTCGCCATTTACAACCCCTATCGGCCTTGTGCAGCAAATAAATAATCGATGGTGGCTGACTTAGTGCCCGTTGCAGAACCCGAAAGTTCCATCGCACCAATAGCCAGATTTTCATCGTCAGGTATGTTGTCTGTGTGCGTAGCGACTAAGTTTCTGTTTACAAAAAACTCTACAGAACCGGTGCCTTTCACATGAAACCCTAACGTGACGTAAGTATCGTCAGCTATGTCTACCCCAGAGTCAGTAGTAGTGGCTGTGCCGTCCTTTTCCGTAACACAATCAATGTTAGTGTCACCATCATCAACCTGAAAAACAATGCGATCAGCTGCTGTAAGCATAGCTTCTGGGTTTGTGGCAAAGTTCACGGTCAAACCCACGCACAAATCAATTGCGCTTCCTTCTGAATCGCCAACTTTAAGTTTAGTTTCAAACCAAACGTCGCGGCTAGTAGACAACGCAAATATCTCATTGCCTTGTACAGAAGCCCCGTCGTTATCTGTGGTTGCTTGAGAAGTAAGAACTAACGTACCACTTTCGGCGTCTGCGCCCAAAGCAGCGGTAGCACTGCTGTCTTTAACAACAGTCCAGTCGTTTGTGTTGTCCAAAGCAACACCAGTAAAATCGTCCATATAGACAACGTAGTCTGGATTTTTATCAATAGGTAGGTTTTCAAACCATTTGCGATTGCCGTCTTTTCCGGCAAACAGAATAGGACCAGTAAAATGGGTAGCCATGTGTTTCTCCTGTCGTGGCTAGTGTCAGTCTCCCCATGAGACTGTCAGGATCATTGAAGAATACCTGTTAAACAGGCAAAAAGAAAGGGCGACATGCGCCCTTTCCATAGTAAACAAAGTTTACTTTACGCTCCGGGTGTACCGAACACTCCACGCCAGTCAGAAACCCCGAAAGAATATCTTTCGCGGGCTTTAAACCGCATGTTGCCGGTATCAAAGTCCCCTTCCATCGCAGTGCGAATGGGGGTTCTTTGGAACATTTTGAAGCCGTTAGGCGCATCAGTTTTAATGAAATACGCATCGGTATCTGTCAAGAAGTGGTTAACAACCGCTCCATCAGGCAGCATACCCATAGACTTCACTGCGTTAATATCATTATCCGCAGTTCCGGGTCGTAAGTTTGAGTTTAAAACTCGCTCAGCAATAAACTGAAGTTCTTTAGGAATAATTAGCTTCATTCCACGAACAGCAATTTTTAAGCCGCGCTCATCAGTAAACCCAGCAATGTCAATGAGCATTTGCTCTAAAGACGTCTCGTTCAAGTCTGCCGCAGTAGACAGCAAGTTACGCTGGTTACCAGACAGAGAAGGGTGAGACGAAGAGCATAATGCAACGCCATCACCAATAGCTGAAGCACCTGCCGTAAAAGCATTGTTCAGAATGGTAGCAGCTTTGATTTGCTTAGTTTGAGACATCGATCTAGCCAACGCACGGGTATAACGTGCAGCTAGTCGGTCATAAAGGTTATCTTCGATAGCTTCTTCCGTAATCGAAAATGCCAACGCTATGGTCTCATGCGTATAACGAGCAGTATAAGTTTCCTGCGCGTCATCGAATGAAATGCCACTGCCTTCTGATTTAACAGGGGCAGTTCCAAAGCCTGACAACATTACCTCTTCTTCAAAGGCTCGATCCGAAGACTCTTCTTCAAAGATTTCTCCGCTTTCGTTGTCATAACGATCATATTCCAGCCCGAACAAAGCATTAAGGCCGGGTTCAAGCTCTTTCGCCAGTTGGGCGCGAGTAATAGGCATGAATCTTCTCCTTTACCTTAGATGCCAGTTGTAGTGGCTGTTGTTTGAGAGTCGAATCGTGCATTCGGTGAGTTGTAATGTGCATTTATTCTCACAATCAACGGAATACCGGCAGCAGTAAAATCACTGTTTGCATCGTCATCGACAATACCCATGATTTTAAGCGGCAAAGTAGCCGTGGTTGCGATAGTAGATACACCCAACGCCGAATTAGATCGACCGGTGTCAGTTGAACCCGTTCGTGCAGAGGTTCCCAAGCTTGCGTTAGCAAAAACAGCAGCTAGTGCTGTAGAACGATCAGTCAAAGACGCATCGCTTGCAACTTGGAAAGTTTGCATCGGATTATCAGCAACAAGAGCTTTGACAGGATGGTTCGTGTCAACACTCGCGTTGTTTGATCCGGGCCAGTAGTTTTTAAATACGGTTGCTTTAGTAGAAGAATCTACATACTCAACGCCTATCAAAACACCTAGCGCGGCAGTTGTACCACCGGCAGTGTCACCAGCTTGATCAATCACGCCAGCGGCGAGAGGGATCACTAAGCTGTATTGATAAATAGCGTTGGTGTTGTCAGAAGCAATTTCATACTTCGTAACACCAGTAGAGTTTGCAGCACTTCCTGTTAGTCCAATAGGACGCAGACCGTAAGCAGTTTCTTGATTTGCCATAAAGTTACCTTACCTTACTTACGTGGACCACCAAAAGTTACACGTGATTGACGATCAGGTTTGTCAATCACCATTGTTGAGTGCGCGTTTTCTCGCATCATATCCGAATCAAGGGATTCCAGTTGATCAGCGTGACGATCTCTAAAATAATCAGTCCGCTCTTCAACCGTTTCTAGCGGTATTCTTGCAAGAAGCAGCCCGCCTACACCAAATACACCCTCGTATCTACCGGAGTCCATAACAGGAGCTTCAAAATCAGGGTATTCATCTTTGCGGACTAGTTCATAGCCCTCTCGGAGTCGGCCAGAAATGTTGGTTCTGTCATCAAAACCACGTACTTCTGCACGAATCCAACGATGTTTAAACCCTTCCGGTGCTTCAGGGGCATCTAATTTAGACGGTGGTTGCCACGGCTTACGCCTTTCCGTAGCTGACCTATTTGATTTTGCGCGAGAAGTCTTTTTAATCGCCGCCATTTCTTCATTTGAAACATCAGACATATATTACTCCTTCACGTATCTAGCGTATTCTTCGAGTGGCACTCCCAATCGTTTGGCAATCGTAACTTGGCTCGGGGAGAGTCGAACCTTTTTGCCGCGCCCAGATGAGCTAGAACGAGAAACACTGGCGACTGTCTGAGCGGTACGGCGCGGTGTTGTTGTAGTAGTTTCCTCTTCATTAAATTTATGAGGAAATTCCTCTCTCATCCTTGAATCTAGTTCATCATAATATTCGTCGCTCTTCGGGTCAAACCCTTCTTCTTCGACCATTTTCTTGTGTAATCCAAAAGCAGCAAACGTCATAGTGTAGTCATCGCCAAACCAAGAATTATTTTCCGCCCAAGCTTCTGCTTTAGGGTCGGGTTCTTGTGGCGGAGCTGGCTGCGCTGGTTGTTGTGGAACATTAAACTCAGGAGCTGGCTGCGTTTCTGTTGTAGCCTGCTGTCGTTCGCGTTGTGCTTTTGCTTGTTGGTGACGATCTGCTGCCACCGCCAATTGAGATATCTTTGTTTGAGCTGCCACAGAAGCCTCTGTGTCGCCTATTTCCATAGCTTTTCTCAATTCTTCTTGCGCTTGCTGCTGCTCCGCCATAACACGATTACCGTACTCATCGATATAGTTTTTATCGAGATTGTTCATACGGCTTTTAAGTTTTTCGCTTTCTTGCTGCACAGCTTGAGCATAACGGAAAGCTTCTTCGCGCTCCCTTTCCGCTTCTTTAGCTCGTTTAGTAAGCTGATTAATACGTTTTTGAACTTTTTTGCTTTGTTGAGAAACCTCGTCTTCTTCTGGTGCAGTTTCTACTACAGCTTCAGAAGCATCTTGTTTTTCCGCAGTAACCTCTTCTTCTTGAAGTACTACTTCTTGCGGCTCCTCATCAAAATCTAAATTTACTTGGCCGTCATCGGCCTCATGGGCGGTCTTTGCCATAGATCTTGTCCTTAGTTGTGGAAAATATCGTTTGGATCTTGAATAACAGCTAACACTTCGTCATCGTTTAAAATCCGAACCTCACTACCAAAAGCGGCTTTAGTATCTTCGTTTAAACGAAAGCGAGAACCGGCGTAACGAGCAAAGATGATCCAATCTTTTTCAGCACACCAAGGTTCTCCCGGGAACTTTTCTTGATCTTTGTAGCAAAGAGGTCCCAGTCTTAAAACGTAACCTACGTTAGTTTGTATTGCCGAATCATCCACAGCTTTATCGGGAAGATAAATGCCACCCGTTGTTTTATTGGGTGGTCTAAAAGGTAAGATTAGAAGACGCCAACCAGTAGGTTGGGGAAGTCTATCTATTGCAGATGAATCAATAAGGGAAGGGTCTAACACGCGGTCTTCTGGAGCAACATAACAGTCGTCTAAAATACCGGATTTTTCTTCTGAAGCTTCAGCCATCTATTAATTCCTGATTTTCTAACATTCTTGAGATTTCTCCCAGAACATATTCTAAGGCGCGTAGTTCACCCATGCATTCTCGGTATTGTTCCATATTTTTAACAGAGCCTCCGATCAACACGTCATTTATTTGCGATTGTCGCTCACGAATGACCTTTTGCGTGTACTGAACTACATCGATTTCACTCATGTAGCAAGATATTACATCATCGAATACAATCTTACCACATCTTATACATAATTAAGCGTATTCTCCTGTTCGTATCATTTCAGTAACTTCTGGTGCGCGACTTTTAACTTGTTCCGCCCACCTACTGTCCATGAATTCATCGGCAGCTCTATCAAAGTCTTCAGTAGCCATAGCATCAAGAGCTTTTTTAAATCCTCTTAATCTGGTCTGACCAAGATTAAAGGAAATGTCTATCATGGCGTGTTGCCTTGCTTCATTAAGCCCACCAAACCAGTAATACTCATCGGAAAGTTCTTCTTTTACACGTTTGATATCGTTATCTAGCAGGTAATCAACTTCATCATCAGAAAGACCCAAGCCAGAGTCTGCGATATTTCGACCTACGCCTATTGTTTCGTATCCTTCACTACATAAATACACAAAGTTTTTAACACCTTCGTGTCTTCTAAGCATTTCTCTTAGCTTTTCACTCATTAGTTTCAGGCTCCTTTTCATCCAGTTCTTTGTAATATTTTAAAATACTCAACACCTGTCTTAAATATCTTTTTACTTCAGCCATATTGGTAGAAAGATTTTCGTAACCCTTGGTTGTAAGGGCGTACCAGACATTTGTAGGCGCGTTGCCTTCGTTTAAATCGTCAAGATAATCCTGCATTAATTCAGGATTTAACACGGTCCATTCTACGGGCACCGGGTCTATTTCATTAGGTAAAGGCGGGTGATAAACAGGGGCTTTCTTAACAACCGTTACTACTTCAACGGGTTTAACTTCAGGAATATCCCGACTTGGCCCGAACATAGAACATCCGCTAACCAGCAGAAGTATTAGTAACAGGCTCAGTTTCATCAAATTGGTACGGGTCGGTGATTGTTTTAAGATCATTTAGCACCTGTTTTGTGCCTTTGTTTATGATGTTTTCAATAAGTTTAGGCTTCCTGACTGACAGCACATCGAGTGAGTGCCGCGAAAACTTTTTTCTAATATCAATGACCTCGTTCTGCGCTTCCATGTTTTCTTTCTGCAATCGTTCTACTTGAGCAAGCATAAGGTCATGGTTTTTAATAGTTTGTTTTAGATTGTCGTTTTGTTCTTCAATAGTGCTTTCAAGCAGCTTTTGGTTCTGAATAGATCGCTCTAACCTTATTTGAAACGCATCTAGTTCAGCTTGTGACTTGTCATAATACATTTTAAAAGACCCGGCTAGAAGAACAAGGGCAATACCTAATCCAACACTTAGTTTAAACCCCATAGTTACACCAAGAAGTTAATGTTGTTCGGCCTAGTTCTGCCGTCTTCGACCTGAACCTTACCACTTTTTGCAATATAGAGCATCAATTCAGCATTGCCGGAAACGCGCCGTCTATTCTCCCTTTGGGTCGATTCCATCAGCTTTTCATATCGTTCTTCTGCTGCTTGTCGCCAAGAGGGTTGAGCCGGTGGAGTTGTTGATCTAATTTCCATTATTTGAAGATCAGTATGATCCCTCCAATTAATATAAACGCACAAAGTAACCCTATAGCGGTTACCCCCATGATTATCCAGATCTGCCTAATCATCTTCTTTCTAGCAGCAGCCCTAGCTTTGATAGCTTCCATCTGTCGTTTGTGGTTAGCCTTCTGCCT